CTGGGGTGTCATGGATTTTGTGAAGTTTTTCAACACCTTAACCTCTTGATACTGACGAGGGCAGTTGGTGTAATCCTTAAGCGATGAGAAAGACCATGTAAAGTTCATGTTGACATATTACCTTATTTAAGATTTAACTGCTAAGTTGTTTTGACCCATCTCAGTGATGGTATACCCTAAGCCTTCCAAGTGGTCGAACAATGCTTTGCGCTTCTCAGGGAACTTCCAAGTCCATGCCTCAAATATGATTGGTGGATAATTGTTCTCACGGAGAGTATGCTCTGCGCCAAGTAGTACGGAAAGCTCGTGACCCTCAACGTCAATCTTAATTAGGCGAACTTTCTCATATTGCATCATGTCAAGAGGTATGATTCTCATACGTTCAGTAAAGCCTTCAGACTTAACTTCGTAGTTGTTAGCTCGTGTATCAAAGTCAATACTGAATGCGCCGATGTTGGTTTCCTCAGCGTAGTTTGGTAGCACATAACTTTGTACCATCTGAGTATTACTTATACCAAACTGATGAGCGTGTACGTTACTTAGTCGGTTTAAGAATATATTAGCGCACAGTTGGTAATAAATAATGCGTTGAGGTTCAAACACTTCAAACTGTAGATGAGGATTTCGCTTTGCGAGTGGTACGACATAGCTTCCCAAATTAGCACCAACATCAAGAACAATGCCATCAGTGTGTTTACCCAAAAGGTTGTTCGATAACTCTTGAAGCTCAGTCTCATAGCCACCAGTGCGGACAGCGTTGCTAACAATATCGTTATGCTTAAAGAGGGCATAGTTTAGGTCTCCGTCTGTGGCTAAATGAATTTCAGGTAGACTCATTTAAGGTTACCGCCCGCTTTAATAATGTCACCGCCGTATACATACGTACCAACGTGGTCTAACTTAATGAATGGGTTAACGTGAATCTTACCGCCGTTCTTACGATGCAACTCACAAAAGTGATAGTCTTCAGATAGCAAGCAACCACCTTCGTCAATGCTCGTAGCAAAGAACTCTTTAGTCTCAGGTTTGAGATAGTTACCATCGGCATCTTTAACGGTGCTTGGTCTATATGTAGGAACTTTATCAGCCAACTTATGGAACACATCTTTCTTAATTAACATAAACCCTGTACCGCCGTGGCGGACTTCAATACAACCTGATTCATCTGTGTGTAGCTCTTGACCTAACTCATGTGCAAAGTTCAATACAAAAGCTCCTGAGTAGTCTTTGAGGTTAGTAGTCTTGCCCTGCGCAACTGCTTTCTCAACTGCAACCCAATCAACTTCTTTCTTGGGGTAGATACCACAAGCGATGTCCTTATCCGCCGCCATCAACTGAGCAACTGCATTCCCATCAAAGCCAATGTCAGCGTCGATGAACATTAAGTAGTCAAAGTTCTTCTCTAAGAAGATGCGCGTTAATTCGTTACGTGCGCGTGTAATAAGACTCTCGTTACCCATCTGTACAAAATAACACTGCACACCAATGGACTGCATCTTATTAATAGTCTGTAGTACACCAACCATAAAATGTCCTGTACACATACCACCATACATAGGTGTTGCAATCATTAGCGACGGGCGCTTCTTGTCGATGTTTACTGTTTCAATGCTCATTTGTAATCCCTTTCTAGGTATTTATGTAATAGTCTTGCGAATGTTTCAAATCTTGCTATCTCGTTACGGGCATAGTTCGTGGGAAACCCTGCTTCGTATGCCCATAAAACAATCTGCTCTCGGTTAATCGTTTGACTCTCTATCTTTTCGTTCTCGTTGCTCACGTTGTTCCCTCTGTTGTTCTTGTGGTGTCATTCTTGTTGCTTCCATAAACTGTTGCTGATTTCTTTGCCAAGCATACTGCACACTTCCATCTACGGTGTTGTTTGCTTGACGTTGCTACTAACTTAAATCCTTCTTCAGGTCTTTCTCTTCTACACGACGGACAGAATTTTGTTTGCACTTGTCTTCCTCTAGTTCTTCATTTAGTTTCTTCAGGTGGATGCTCCGTGCTATCCACTTGTTGATGTACTCTCTCCACTGATGGTCTGTCATCGCTGACTTTCTTTTTTCCGAAGATTTCGTCATAGTTACTCCGATACTGCTCAGTTGTTTTCTTTTGATTCTCGTTCATTCTTTTCCCTTATTTTTGCTTCTATTTTGTCAAACAGTTCACGAGTGTAACCGCCAATACCGTCGCCGTAGCTACCAACGATTTCTTTAATCTCATCGTCTGTTAGGTACTGCCACTCTTTTTTATTTCTTGCCTCTTTAATCTCTTCAAGCATTTTTGCCATCTGGTCTGCGCAGTGACCAAGAAAAGGAAATTTGGTCGTTCCATTAGCAACACTACGTGCCAGCCCAATATCACCCTCGACTGTGTGTATGCTCACCTTTCTCACTTCTCACTCCAATCACTGTAAAAGTACCTGTACACAGGCAACAACCCAAAAAACCAAGTGCCTATCTTCTCTCGCTTGATGGTTCGGTATTCAATGATTGGCTCATACTTGTCAGTAGCGTACCGCATCCTCATAAACTCATCATCTTCAATTCTAGGTATTGGTTTCATTTCCGTAACTCCTTCAAGATACACTCAAGGCGATACACAATCACGATGAGGCAGATTAAGATAGCCCAACTCATTTGACGATGCAGGTGTAAGCCAACTTACCAATACGGAACTGCTTCATGGTGTCGCAGTCTTGTTGCAAGTGGTATGTGTAAGTAATGTTTGTAACGATAGTACCTATTGCAAACCCGACAAACAAAACGATTGCAAAGTTTCTTAGTTTAACAACCCAAGTTTTATCTTCTTTAATAATCTCATCCATCATCTTCTCCTTAAAATGGTGCTTCTTCAGGCACGTATGCCTCTCTTGTTACAGTTACCTTCTCTATACTCTCCCATTCCTCAGCGAAGTGTTCAGCTTCTTCTTTGGTTTGGAATCTTCTTACCCTGTTACCGTTCTCGTCTAGTATCTGATACCACACGGTTTTGTATTGACCTCTAAGTTGTCTCATTAGCATTCTCCATAACTAGCTCCCCAATTAGCCTCACAAGCCACAGGTAATCCTTTAGCCCATTCAGGAGCCTCGGACATCACCTTGATGATGTACTCCAACGCTGCGTCTTTCTCTGATTCATGCACCACGCACACCGCTGCGTCGTGAACCGTTAGCACTACTGGATAGCGCTTATTGATTTCAAGCATTTGCTCGCCCACGACGATACGTGCTAGAGCTTGAACTACGTTTTCCACAACTGACCCACCCCATATGTTCACAGGGCCCTTACGTGACTTGTATACGTATCCGCTATTAGATTCTTCATTGGTCTCTAACCTAAGTTCTGGGTAACGGATGTACAAACCGTTAGGTAAGCGGATGCCTTCTTTATGAATCTGCAAGCATTTGTGTTTGCCGTAGTAGTACGGCTTTGTACCCTTGTCCCAATCAGCTAAGTCTTTGAGTAGCTTATCACCATCTCTCCATAGCTTGATAATCTTGTCGTTGGTCTCACGATACAAGTCAACAATCTCCTTGCACTTCTCTTCAGCAAGGTCAGCGCCAGGCGGTTGTGTTTTCAACGTGTGTTGTAGTTTTAGCGCGCCCGTTCCGTATCCGAGTCCGAGAATACACGTCTTACCAACGAACCGTTCAATTGGGTCTTTCTTACTAATCTCTCTGTCGTATATTTTCGATGCAAATATAGAATACACGTCGTCTCCATTTGCAAACTGCTTAACCACATCATCCTGTCCAGCGAGCCACGCAAGTACCCGTGCTTCAATTTGAGATGAGTCACAGTTGATGACAATGTGGTCATCAGGCGCAAGCACTGCGTTCTTGAGAGCCTTTTTCTTTTTATCCCTGCTCGGTAAGTTTTGGAAATTAACTTTGTCTGAACCCGCCCAGCGACCAGTATGCGCTCCATAATATTTAAGGGGGATAGGCAGTTTGCCCTTATTCCTAGCTCCAACTGCAATAAAACGCTCAATGCGAGACTCCTCTATCGTTGATTTAGTTCCTAAACGAACTGCACACAATTGTTGAATAAACGGGTCTTCGTGGTTGGTCAATGCGATAAAACCTTCATCGTTCTTAGCCAACGCAAACGTCTGTTTACCTGTTGTCTTGCTTTCCTTCATCGGCGGTTTAACACCGTGTTCCTCAAGCACTTGTGCGAATTGCTTATTACTAGCCAACTTCTTGCGGACTTCTTCTTCTGTCTCGCACCCAAGCTTTTCCTTAAGACCACCAAGCAGTTCATATTTCTCATTCTTAATATCCTCTAGTCTTCCTTCAAGCAAGCCGTCATCTACCTGAAACACAGGGTTAATGAACATACGCAAGGTCATATCAATCAAATCTAACTCTTCTTGCGGAAACTCGCTCGACAATATTTGGAAGAGCTTTAAAGTTAGGTCTACGTCGTTCTTGCAGTATTCGCCGTATTGGGCAAGCTCGCTAGAAGTGAAACCAGTTATTTGCTTACCCTTGGCTTCAAGGACTTCCGTGCCTTTAGCACCGATGTTATAGCGTTCAGCCAACTTAGCAAGGCTACCCCCAGCATTTACTCCATGAACTGCACGAGCCATACATAGTGTGTCTAAATAATATTTTGGGTGAACGTCAAATCGCCATGCCAATATCGCACCATCGAACATAGTGTTGTGACATAGCAAGGCAGAGTCCTTCCAATCGTATTTCGCTAAGTAGCGTTTCACGTCAGCGTGAGAACCTGAATACCAAGTCGTAGGTTCATCGTTAACTTTGACACCCACACCGATAACCTCAAACTTCTTACTGCGGATGTATTCCTCAGTAGTGAATTTCGTTAGCGAGTAGTCTTGAGCGTAGTAGGTCTCAAAGTCTAGTGTGATTAAGTTCATATCAGAATGGTTCTCGTAGTTCTCGTATTTCATAATACTCACCTGACAATATTTGCAGGGCTATCTGATTAGCTAAAGTTCTTCTAGCTTGTATCATCGCTTCATCAAGCTCTTTGATTTCTTCAGGAGTTGCCCATCTATTCGCATTGTTGATAAGGATGCTCCATGTCCCACCTTGTGATATGTCCCCATCTAAATGCACGAACTCTTCAGGGTGAGTCTTTAATCTTTCTAGTATTATTTGTATTGCGGTGTTCATCCTTGAATCCTTAAATAGCGTGGTGCATAGTTACAAAAATAGGGAGTCAAGGCAGAGCCTTGCTCCCTCGTGGTTAGCAGTTGATTGGTTTAAACACACCATCACGCACTGTATCCCAACAGCACATACCGCCTCGGCTATCTCTCTCGCACTTGATTGCTGAGTGTGCGTTGAATGACAACATACCTACTACTAATAACATAATTACTTTCTTCATTTTATTTCTCCAAGTTAGATAATTCACGGTTGAGATACCACTGAGCCTTGAGTAAATCTTCTTTCCTATTACCCTTGTGACCAGCACGAGTGATGTATTTCACTACGTTACCTAGGTTATAAGAAAGTTTCTTTGCCTCAATAAAATCAATCGTCTCAATGCCACCAACTTTGTAATGAGCTGGGTGATTGACAACATCGTTGACGGATGTATTAGACGTGAACACACCCATCATACGTAACGGTGGACGCATCTTCCCACGACCCTGTGAAATGCTATGTAGCATGTGTTGCATATCTGCTTTAGCGTTTCTTTCTTTAATCTCTACATCAATCTTCTTAGGGCGACCCATCTTCTTTGGCTTAGTAGCTTTCTTACGAGCCTTACTCATAGCGTTATAGACTGTTGCAATAGTGAACCCTGTTTGGGCTACGATTTCCTTAGCGGATAACTTAGGGTTCTCTGCCATTAGCTTACGCACTTGTGCTGACTTACTTTCTGAGTGTTTCATTTACTTCTTCTTGTGGTTGAACTACGTTTTACTGCGACAATACCTGCTTCATCTTTAGCCTTGCGTGCCTCAAGCATCTCATCAGCGAACCTGTAACATTCCACAGCGTTCGGTTCTGTGATTGACTTGAACATCGCAAAGCAATCTCTTAAATCTTCTTCATTCATGGTAATACTTCCTCATGGTTGCCTCGAACTGAGCTAAGTTATCTTCATTGACGATTACCGCAAGACCGCCCGATGCCTCAATCTCAGCTAAGTTTTTCAATTGCAACGCAGTCGGCTTACCCTTACCTGCCTTGCACTCAACACCAATG